CTACATCTACTCTCTTGCAGTATTCAACGGGAAGCTCTACGGAGGAACTGGTACTAGCGGTAGATTATTCGAGTGGAATGGCTGGTACGAAATTAAAGACACCTCCTCATATACTGCGGAAATTACAGGAGGCAATTGTGCACAGAAGGTAACAGCCCCCTCCACCGATGGAATCATAATAGTCAACGAAAAAGGCGGCTCAGTTGAGAACTGGATGGCTCAAGATGCTGGGTTTAAGTTTAATGAAGCGAGCTATGGTGTGATTGTGAAAAAGTTGAGAGGATGAGATGAAACAATATCTGACATTAGGGATTTCACTGATAATTCTGGCATTGTTTACACTTGCATTTATCAAGTGCACTCCAGTGCCTCCGCCGTCGACATCTATCGAAACTGGACAGGAGACCACAGCACCGCCAGGATGGATTGACTACTGTCACAGACATCCCGATGATCCTGCATGCGAAGGAGTTGACAGATGATACTCACACACGAACGATGGAAAGAATTGATCGACGTGAATTTTGAGGTAAACAAGAAGGTCAAATACCAGGAGGACATGGAGACCTACAATAGGCCGGACTTCTGGGAGATTGCTGATGACAGAGGTGATTGCGACGACTACGTTCTGGCAAAACGTGCGAAACTTGAAGAGCTTGGCTGGGATGTGCTTACTGATCTGTCGATCGCTTTGTGCTGGACAGAATTCGGACAGTATCACGCTGTTCTGATAGCGAAAACAGATCGTGGAGATTATGTTCTGGATAACAGATTTGACAGAGTCAAACCGTGGCGGGATTGGCCGTATAAATGGGATAGGATTCAAGTAGGGACTGAATGGAGAAAAATATGCGCATACAACAAATAACACCTCCGGCAATCGAACCGGTTTCACTTGCGGCGCTGAAACTGCAGCTCAGATACGACGGAGGGACATTCGCTGAACAGGTTAACACAACTCAGTCAATCGCTCCAGGGGCTCATGAAGTAGCTGAAGCTCTTGAAGGTGCCGGTGTTGAAGTGCTCGGATACGATGCCGTTGTTAATCTCAATTCAGGTACAAATGGAACAGACGGGACGGTTGATGTCAAAATTCAAGAATCAGATGACGATACTACTTATACCGACTGGGCGGCCTTCACGCAGGTCACGGAAGAGAATGACAACGCCATACAAGAGAAGGCTTATACGGGATCAAAACGGTATATCAGGGTAGTTGCTGAGATTGCCGTGGCTGCATGTGATTTCGGTGTTGACATAATCAGACTGGCTCCGACATCAGTTGAGGACGATCTTCTAAACGACATCATCACCACGGCTCGACGGGAGGCAGAGGACTATACAGGCAGAGCGTTTATCACGCAGACATGGGACTATTTCTTAGATTCGTTCCCGCCCGGCAATTTCTTCAAACTCCCGTTCGGAAACTTGCAATCAGTGACATACGTCAAATACAGGGATTCAGCCGGCGACGAAGCAATAATGACTGAGGATACCGATTATCTTGTAGAGACGAACGGGAATCAATGTGGGAAGATCGCGTTGCCCTATGATACATCGTGGCCGTCATTCACGCCGTATCCGTCGAAGCCGGTCGTTGTGAGATACGTATGCGGATATGGAACTGAAAGATCAGATGTTCCGATGCCGATAAGAACGGCGATTAAAATGATTTGTGCTGATCTTTACAGCATGAGAGGCGAACCGGTTATCGGAAAATCGGTAATCAAAAACGACAGGGCGCAGAGGCTTCTGTGGAATTACATTTTATGGGATAATTTTTCATGATTTCGGACTTGAACAAACGCATAACGCTCCAGTGCCCGACGCGAACAAGCGACAATATGGGGGGCTGGGTTGAAGCATATATCGACGTTGCCACCGTGTGGGCCAAGAAAACTACACACAGAAGCAATGAAGCAGTCGAGGCAATGCGACAGACGGGGAAGTTGACGCACAACTACCGGATCAGGTACAGGCGGGATGTACGGGGAAACTGGAGAATTCTTGACACCGGTAAATATATGGCGATCATCGGGCCACCGATCGAGGTAAATGAGGGGCCCGGGAGACGCTGGCTGGACATTACAGCGGAGGAAGCGAGTTGAAGAATCTGCTCACGGCAATTTATAACAAAACGCTGAATACGAATTTGTCAAGCTATGTTGGAGGTCGGATTTATCTCGACAGGGCTATAGCCGGAGCACAGTTTCCATACGTTGTATATTTTATTGTTTCAGGTGTGCCGGACAAGACATTCACGGAAGATTATGAAGAGATACTGATTCAATTCTCATTATTCTCGACGTTGCGGAGTGCGACTGAAATAACCACCATGTACAAGCATCTTACAGATTTGTTTGATGAATGCGAATTGACGATACCACCGACAGGACAAAAAACAGATACGTTGGTCTGGATGAAACGAGAGAATTTAACGGCCATGATAGAGGACGTAACTGTCAATAATGCAATGGAGAGTGTTAGGCATTGGGCAGTTGAATATGAAATACTGACGAGCAAGGTGTGAGATGATATCAATTATTGTACCAGTACTGAACCAGGCTGAATTAACACATGAGTGTTTAACGGCTGTTATGGAGAACACTACGGATTACGAGATTATCGTTGTTGACAACGGTTCTGATCCTCCGTTCAAGCCTCCGTTCAGCGGATTCAATGAGATAATGGTGATCAGAAACGATGAAAACAAAGGATTCCCAGTGGCTGTAAATCAGGGACTGCGGGAGGCCAGAGGGGACACGATAGTCCTATTAAACAACGACGTCATTGTCACACCAGGGGCTCTAAATAGACTTGAGGGCTGGCTGGAATCATTTGATATTGTGGGGCCGGTAACGAATTACTGCGCCGGTATGCAGAGAGTCAAACTTCCGGCTTATCAGGACATTGACGGGCTTAACAAGGAGGCCGGATACCTGTACGAATCAAGCCGAGGAGAATGTGTCGAGGTCAACTGGATAATTGGATTCTGCATGGCTTTCAAACGGGAGGTCTGGGAGAAGGTAGGCGATTTTGACGAATCATTATGGCCGTGCAACGGAGAAGAGATTGATTTTTGCTTAAGAGCGAAAAAAGAAGGATATAAAGTCGGCATTGCGCTTGATACATATGTTCATCACGAAGGTTCAGTGACATTCAAGGACATGGAAGATGCCGGCGTCCTAAATTATGATGAAGTTAATAGAAAAAATGAGGAACATCTTGCCAAGAAATGGGGGAAGAACTTCTGGAACGAACAGGCTGTTCAACTTGATGAAGAACCGGAAAGCGGGCTTCACCTGAACCTCGGATCAGGACTGCAACCGAAAAAAGGCTATGTGAATATAGACAACCGAAAAGAGGTCAATCCTGATTTGGTCTGCGATGTTATTGAAGGGTTGCCATATAACGACAATTCAGTTGATAGCGTGAGGGCGTATGACTTCCTGGAGCACATACCGATAGGGAAAACGATTCAGGTGGTAACCGAAATATGGCGGGTGTTAAAACCAGGCGGGTTGTTTGTATCATTGACGCCTGACGCTGAATCAGGCCAGGGGGCTTTTCAAGACCCAAATCACGTAAGTTTTTGGGTCGAGAATAGCTGGAAATACTTCTCTGATCAATATTTAAGGGAGCTTTATGGCACAAAAGCGAATTTCAAAATCAAAGCAATAGACAGAGTAGAAAAAGATAACAGGGTCTACCATTTGCACGTAATCGCGGAAAAGGAGGGATAATGAAGGTAAGCAATGTTAAATTAGCAATCGGTATTCCGTGTTCTTTCCCATTTGTCCCGATCAGTTTTGTCTATAGTCTGCTTTTTATGGAGCGGCCTGATTATGAACTGATACATGCCGATAATGGCCCGATCGATGAACTTAGAAATAATATCGTGAGAAAAGCTCTTGCAATGGACGCCACGAAACTGATTATGCTGGATACCGACATGGTGTATCATCCGAAAACGATAACCAGTTTGCTTGCGAGAAATCTTCCGATAGTCGGGGGGCTGTCATTCAGGCGATACCCTCCGTTTGATTCGCTTATGCTCAAACGAACGGGCTTGAGTTATGAGAGCATCAACGACTGGGAAGAAGGAGGGCTTATAGAGGTGGACGCAACGGGGGCTGGCTGTATCATGTACGATATGGATATTTTCAAAAAGCTGCCCGATCCGTGGTTTAAATTCAGAAAAGAGGAGGACACCGGCAGATCGATCGGTGAGGATATAGGGTTTTGTGAGGACTTGAAGGAGGCGGGGTATCGGATATTCGTCGATACGTCAGTTCCTTCGGATCATCTCACAACGTTGGCGGTTAATAGGGCGACCAACAAACTGTACGAGCAGATGAAACTCAGGCAATTTGAGGTCGCAGAGGCGTTAAACAAACAGAACTACATAAACTATAGGAGGTAACATCATGGCTGACAGGGCGAGTACGCTGAGTGGAAGGTTTCAAAAGGTTACTCTTGGGGGAACAACCAAGATTTTGGGCGCCGGGACGTATACAATCTCCGGCGTAACGAGAAGGACTGTTGACGCATCGGAATTCGGCGTCGATACCGACATTTTTGAGTTTGCGAGCGCGGACGGCGGGACGATCACACTTTCAGACGTGAGTCTCGACCCTACCGATGCTGCACAAAACTATCTCAGGACGTGCGTCGAGAGTGCAATCAAATTGACTGATACTGATTCAACGTCGGGTATCAGATTCTGGATCAACTCAACATCGTATTATGCCATCGGAACCAGCGGCTCGATTTTGATGACGAAGGGCGGCGCTGTGCGGGCTGATCGTAACGGGCTGGCAAAGACGGATTTTGAAGGCCAAATTTCTGGCGCGTTCATGATACTAAAATAAGGAGGTTTTATGCTGATTAATTTAGAGCTGGATCAGGGCGAATGGTTCCAGTACTTCGGATCGAGAATAGATTCGTCAACCGGAGATGTTATCTACGATGAACCAGCGACTGACGCGAGAGTTAAAGTCCGACCGATGGGTCCATTCATTGAAGAGCGTGTGGCGAACAGGCAGCGCCAAACCGAGCATGTTTTGAATCCCAAAACTCGGCAAATGGAGCGTGTTACGTATTATCCCGAGCTATCTGCGGCTGAACTGAGAGCTGAACGCGGTGATGTGTGGGACTATGCCATTCAGGACTGGGAAGGTTTCAAGGATGCCAGAACCGGGCAGGCGATCAAATGCACGCGAGAAAACAAAATCGCGTTGATGAAACTGCCTGTTTTTGACAGATTCATTGCCAGGTGCCAGCAGCTTCTAGCGGAATCCGGGGTACAGGAGGCCAAAGAAGAGGAAAAAAACTCATCGACTGGATCGAGTTCAGCGAAGACCAAGCCCGATCCAGAATCGAATACGACGACGGAACGGTCTTAACGAAATGCGATCAATGCAGGATTGCATACAGTGAGCGCAATCCGCCGGAAGAGCCGCCCTGCGAAACGTGTTTTGTTGAACTTATGCCTGAAAACAGGGAGGCGGCCGAGGTGTACTACATGACGCGAAATCAGATCATAACGGCAGGGATGAGGCAGGTTATAGATATCTCTATTCCTGCTGTTAAGATCGTCATGGATTTACTTGGAGTCCGCGATCAAAAAACGTGTATCATGAAAGTCCGCAGGGCATTTCATCATTTCAAACCGGAGGCCAAAAGTGAGAACTTCTAGTTGGAATCCTCAAAAATACGATGGTGAATTCCTGGAGGCTTCGCTGGACAGACTTGAGCAGGCGGCTGAAATTGTCGCGGCAAAAGCTCGGCAACTGGTGAACGTGCGAACCGGTGGCTTGAAAAATACAATCAGAGTAACGAGAATAAGGGAAAATTACGGAACAGGAGTAAACTTATCGAAAAACAGAAATGTCCGTATCTATGCCGGGAACAGAGAAATAAATTATGCGTGGGCTCAAGAATATGTTCCTCCTCCAAAAGGAAAAGCTTTTTTGAGGCCCGCTCTTCGGGCAAGCAAAAATGAAATTAGAGAAATAATAGGAAAAAAATAATGGCTGGCAGTATCGGGAAAATATACGCAGAGCTTGATCTGGATGCCTCTAAATTCACGAAGGCTCAAAAAACGATCCTCAAAGAAGCCGGCGTAGTAACAACCGGCGTCGAGAAGAACTACAAAACGCTCGGGATCAAATCTGCCACTATGTTCGACGCCATGCGAAAACAGGCTGAGAACGCCTACCAGGGCATTGCTCGCAGTTCAAGGGCCACGGCTGATGATATTGTTAGAGCCGAAAAAGCCAAGGCGCAAAAAATCGCTCAGATAGATAGAGAGCAATTTGGGGAACAGCACAAATTGCTAAATAATCTGAAACAGAACTGGAAATCGTATGGTCTTGTTGCTATCGCGGCGGTTACGAGCGCGGTATATGCCACCAAAAAATTAGTTGATTCCGTTGCTGAGACAGGCGATCAATTACATAAAATGTCACTGCGCACCGGCGTTACGGTTGAAGAATTATCCGCCCTTGGTTATGCCGCTCAAATCTCAGGCACAAATATCGAAACAGTTGAAAAATCCCTGCGGTATGCTTCCAAAGTCATGGTGGATTATTCGCGGGGGATTGGCCTTGCGAAGAGGACGTTTGAAGAACTTGGACTAACTGTTGTCGACTCAACGGGGAAAATGAAAAGCACCGCGGCTTTTCTTGTCGAGGTCTCCGATAAAATTAAAAATATGACGGATGAGACAAAGAAAGCCGCGTATATCTCTGAAATTTTCGGTGCGAAGGCCGGGACTCAATTATTGCCGCTCCTGAAACTTGGAAGCGGCGGCATAACTGAGTTGATGGGAGGAGTAAAAGAACTTGGTAATGTAATGAGCACATCTGAGGCGCAAATAGCCGCCGATTATACCGATGCCATGACTAATATGACGGAGGCTATCGAAGGAGCAAAGCGGGCGATCGGCGTCGAATTGATGCCGAAACTGAAAGAGGTGAGTGAAAAGATTACAGACTGGGTATCAGCAAATAAAGAATTGATCGGACAAAAAGCGCATGAAGCTGTTGATAAAATTGCAAAGAGTTTAGAGGCTATAGTAAGTGTTTACAATTCTCTGCCTGAAGGCGTGATCGGCGCGGCTGGTACGGGGATACTTGTGAGAATATTAACCGGTTCAACTCCTTGGGGGAAAGCAGCCGCAGCTCTATATCTGATGAATGTTCAGCTTGAAAGAGTTGGCATGAATATTGGTTCGATTGCAGACAAATCGACTGGGTTAGCTGATAATCTCAAAAATATATGGGGTGTCATATCGGGAGAACTTGATCCGAATACCGGATTACCTAACGGTATGTTTGCTGGAGGGTCGGCTGGAGAATTGTCGGGAGTAACAAGAAATTTTTTGGATGCTGCTGCAGCTATTGCCGATGCCGCGGAAGCGGCATCTTCCGCCACGCAAGAATCCGCCAAAAAAGCCGCCGACAAAATCAACGAAATAATCAGCGACAATGCCTATAAAATTCAGGCTGTAGGGAAAACTCAATATGAACAGGAACTGCTTCAAATTCAGAAAAGCGTCGATGAGTTTGAGAAAGCCGGGGCATTGAAGGAAGACATCGCGAAGTATACCGCAAGCGAAATGGAATTAATCAATGCCAGGCAAGCGGAGCGCGACAAACAAGCCGTGCAGAAGGCATTGGACGAAAGCAAATCTGCCCGCGAAAAATGGGTAAAAGAAATGACTGCTCTCGGCGAAAAGGCTGTTGCCGAAGATGAACGCATCTGGGAGAAATACGACGAAATGTATCGTTCCCTACTCGTCGGTGAAACAGAATTCAAACGGCAACAGTACATGGAAGACCTCGATGTTTACTTGGCCAGCGAGCAGGCGAAAACGGGCGCGACAGACGAAGAGATAGAAAAAAGAAAAGCACTTCTGCTTGAGCATTACGACTCGCAATTAACTGTCGTTGCCGAAAAAAACAATGAGATGGCTGAAATATTTAAAGAGGCGACGCGTGGGATTTACAATAGTTTCGTTGATATGTTTAAAGACATGCTCGATGGTGGCGCCTCGTCGTTCAAGAAATTTTGTGACAGCATTTTCGACATGTTCAAGAGCATTCTGGCACAGATGGCGGCGCTGGCCATCGCGCGGCCTATAATGGTGCCGATAGTCACTGGGCTAGGCAGTTTAATGGGAGTCCCGGCAGCGTCTGCAGGAGTTTTGCAGGGGATGGGCATCGGAGGGCCCGTTGTGTCAGGAGGGGCCGACGCAGGATTTGTGGCGGGGCTAGGATCTATAGTGGGGAATATACGAACTGGAACGGCCGGCATCGCTGAAAAAGCTGTTGCATATGGATTCGGCAATGAAGCCGGCGCAGCGACCGGCAATGCCATTCTGGGAATGAGTGAATCGGCATTCGCCGGCTGGGCGGCGGGGATTGGCACGCTCATTTCTGGTATGCTTTCTGGTAAGGGATTTGGAAAATCTATTGCACAGGCCGGCGGCGCAGGATTCGGCGCATGGGGTGGGGCTGCTCTCGGTAACATTATTGCTCCGGGCATTGGAACTTTGTTGGGTGGCATAGGTGGCGGACTGTTGGGCGGTCTCGGAGTTGGTAAACTATTCGGTGGAGGTGGCGAGCATAAATTCACACTCTCAGAACAGGTGAAACCGTCAGTAAACGATCTCACGTTTGATGCAGCGAAAGGATTCGAGCGAGTCGGGTATAAGGACAGGCCAGGCGGCAATGAGTGGTACGGGCCGATCAAAGAGGCATATGCGGCGTCAATTGAAACAATTCAGCAGTCATTCAACGAAATGGTTTTTGAATTCAGCAGCAAATTGCCACAAGAAATGCAAGATCAAATTCTCAACGAATTGGCCGCGACAGACTTCGGTGCGATATTGAAAGGGGCGTCCGGTGGGCGCTGGAAAATAAGTGATGCGCAAGAAGCGATCGAAGGTATTGCACAAAACTATGCAGACGCGCTCGCTAGTACGCTGGGTAATGCCTATGCAAACGCCCTGGGTGATTACATCTCGGCACAGGGGGCGGAGGGATTGATAGGTGATACGGCTGCATGGGAAGTCCTTACGGCGCGTGTGCAACAGAACATAACCGACATGTATGACGAAGCCGCCGAGATATTGAAGGGCGGAGACATTGAAGGCGGTCTTGAAATTATCAATACGATAGACGCTGCCATCTCTCAGATAGGGCAAGCATTGGCGCCTATATCGGAAATCATTGATACCAAGGACATGAACGAATATGAATTACAATTGCGTAATATTAATAAACAATTCGAGCAATATGCCGAAGCGCTTGAAGCCGCCGGCGTTGATCTTGAAAAATATACTGACCTTGAAGAAGCACGTGGGGTTGTAATTGCCGAGCTGGAAAAGGATCGCATTGCAACCTACTCTGACATCGAATACCAAATTAAAGTCATGAACGGACTGCTTACTGAACAGGATCAGGCCATATATGGCATCAACGCCCAATTCTCTGCATGGAAGCAGACATTGATTGACCTCGGATATACAGAGAATGAGCTTGCATGGCTGACCGATCAATGGGCGGCGGCACTGGAGAACGCTGGAGCGACTATAGTTGGTTCGACAGAGGATATAATGCGGGCAGCTGCTGATCTCAATGCCTCGTTAACGTCATCTATCAGCGCAATGAGATATGGACAGGGTTATAGCTACGGCGCGACGCTTGAAGGCAATCTCTCATCAATTGCAGGCATGATAGGTCTGCCTGAAGAATATCGGCAATACCTCATAGATCAGGCCATGGAGTACTACGACCTGCAAATGGCGTCACTTGACGCCGCGCAGGAAACAGCCAACTATTCACAGCGGACATCCCAGACACAGATTGATAATCTACGCGCGCTGGAGAAGACAATATCGACCTGGAAAAATACGTATGACTCACTTGCCGCTCAGGTGCTGGGCTATCGAACCTCAACGGCGAATCCGCAGGATGTACAGGAACGCCTCGAAATAGCTCGACAGGCAATCATGGACGTAACTGGAGGTATGTCTGCTGCTGACTATATAGCATCCTTGGGCACGCCCGAAGAGCAGACGGCTGCCGTTGAAATACTACGCGATCTCTATGACAACTATCTGCAACTGGCGCAGGAGGCATACCAGAGGCCGAGCGAAGAATACCAATCGATCTACACTGAAACCATGCGCGAATTGACCAGTATTATGGGGTATATGGAGGAGTATGCCAACGACCAATGGCAGGTTGCGATTGATCAACTTAATTGTCTGGAGGGTATAAGGAGCGAAATTCAGATTCTACAGCAAATTACCGCCGGCGCAGGAGGAGGAGGAACATCATGGAGACCATCGTCTCCGACAATACCGGACTGGCTGCAAAGCAATTTCGGCGCTGTTCAGCAATCAGTTATTGACGCGCTCAATCTCGGGCCGGGGGTTTACGAGAATTGGATGGGCACAGGGGCGACGGTTGAGACATTCGAAAGCCAGCTTATGAAATTCGTGACATCAGGAGGGAAGACATTCTGGTATGATATGTCATCTAAAATCTTCGATATGTTCGCGAGCAACCCTGATCTCGCTAAAGGGTGGTCTCAGATATGGGCAGGCAGTTACGCGCAGGGCACGAACTATGTGCCTGAGACTGGGCTGGCATTGGTGCACCAGGGCGAAAAGATCATCCCACGTAATTATGACTACCCGGAAATGAGGGAAGGGGACATCTCAATATCGTTTGGTGATGTTCATATCGATGGCTCGAAAGACCCTGAAAAGACGTGGAATGCGTTTGAGAGCAAAGTAGTGAAATCTATCCGATCCGGCAAAATCCGGGCTGCTATACAATCGGAGCGCAGGGGGCTGAACTGATGGCGAACGTTATCATCACCAATTCATTTGTAACGCTGACAAATTCGATGCTCACGGCGCGGAGTGAGAACGCTTCTTATCCAAAAGTGAATTGTCTGAAACAGCTTCGCTTAATGGACGTGTTCAGGGCTGCAGATGTTATAGCAGATGATTATCTTCTAAAAATTAACTTCGGATCTGCGCAAAGTGTCGCCGCTGTTGCGCTGCTTAATGTTAATTTTAGTCATGCACAGATACAGGGGCACGCTTCAGATGTTTGGACTGCGCCGAGTTACGCCGGATCATCGCATGCCGTGTCTCAAAACAAATACACTGGACGATACAACGTCTTCGTCCCTCTGGTAGACTTCAACTACCAATACATGAGAATTTACATCCCCGCGGGCACAACAGAGGTCGGCACTTCTCAAAACCAATGGCAGATTGGGACGATGGTTATCATGTCTTCTGCCTCTCCACTGGCGCAAAACATTGCTTATGGATTCTCACAGTCCGCCGACGAAGTCACCGAAGAAATAGGCGGAGATGTGGCTTCAATCAGTCCGGTGCCTGAATGGGAGGGTACAATCTCTTTCGGCAATCGGCGCAAGAGTGAAGGTGAAACGATGATCCTCACTCTGAACCGGATGCAAAGAAGCAAGACGGTGATTTTCTACGTGAACGATGGAGACTCTTCAGAAGTGTATCTCTGCTATCGTGAATCCAATTTCAAAATATCACGGCCTTTTTATTCGACAATCTCCAGCGATTCGATTACGTACCGTGAAATTGCGAGGTTTAGGCGATGAGCTATCATGCTGATACACCGACGAGCAAAATAGTCAATACCGATTTCACACAGATCAAAGACTGGCCGGAGATACTGAATTATGAAGATCCGATCATTCTGCTCGACATCGCCGGCACTGTCAACGGCGCATCAGTTGAATATCATTATTCTACCGATGATTATGTGACGACCTCGGGGATCGCATACAAGGCTGCGATACTGAATGACATCGCGCTGAAAGACAGCCTGGCTGATATCGTCTACGGTATACAACAGACAGACGCGATTGAGATTGAACTCACCAACGTCGATGACGGCATAAACGATACATGGGACACGATCATTGCTAACATGACAGGCACAGAGGATATCAGGGGCTGGACTGCGATCCTCTGGATCAAGACCACCACGGACGGAATCAGGTTCGCAGCGAGGGCGACAGTCACCAATTATACGCTGTCGTCAAGTCTTAAGATTCAAATCGACCCACGCGAGGACGGGACTTTTGACACCATCCTGCCTTTGAAAACTATTACTGTGGATGATTGGACAGAAACTGCTATCGACGCAGGCAGTCCTATAAATATCTGTTTCGGGTATTGCAGAAATGTGCCGTGTTTTAACGTACAGAACAACAAAACAGACGACTATTATGACTACCTCATCGGACACGGGCCGATACAGGGACTGTGGACTGATACGGGGCTCGGGGTAAAACGTGACGGCGTCTTGGTGGACACATCTGAATATACATTTTACGACGGCTCACAAGTTTCACCTTATCCAGGGTATGCGTTCATCAGATTCACGCGCGAGCAACTTAATTTCTCCGGCGGGTATCATTCTGTTACCGCGGATGTAATCGGCCTGTTAATGGGCGCGGCAACAGCGCAACGTAACGGGGCCGAGGTTCTGAGACAGCTTCTTTCTAACACCACATGGGGTCTGTCTGATAATGTAAATACAGCCTCGTTTGACGCGGCTGCAACGGTACTCGATCCAACTACCGGTAGCCTGCCAAACCTCTACATCGACGGCGCGATAACTGAACAAACACAAGCCAGGGATTACATCAATGAACTGCTCGACATCTGCAGAGCTTCTTTGAATCGCAATCGATCCGGCGAGTGGGAGATCATGATCGACCATGCCGGGCGTGCTTCTGTGCTGAATCTCAATGAGCAGAATTTTCAGATAGAGGACATTTCTACCACCGACCTGTCTGAATGCCTGAAGACAGGAGAAGTCAGGTATTGCAACAGAGAACCAGGCAATCCGGCTCTTAAAATAATACTCGACGTTCATGGATTCGGCAAGGCCGGAGTGTTTGAGTATCGATTTGTACATGAAGACAACACGGCGAAAAAGATACTATCATATAAGTATGGCCGGGAGATGTATTCAGAAGGATCGCGAAACGGGATCGTCTCAGGGTTCGCCGGTATCGAAGCGCGAAGGGTTAAGGTTGGTGATATCGTAACTTTGACCGATTCGGCGCGTGGATTCTCAGAGCAGGACTTCGTCGTAATGTCAACCGACTATTCGCCGGGCGCAAAACCATATCATATAATACTGCGCAAATACTCATCAGATATCTATGCAGATCAGACTATTTCGTCCCCGACGTCAATAACGGAACCTGGGTTGGGAACGCGAAAAATCGGTACGGGGACATTCTATATTCTCTATGATGATGATGGAAAATACTCTGAATTTTCAGGATATGTCTATTTGAGGTACAAAGTGCCTTCGGGAATAATAATACCGTTCAATGCCACATCGATCCCGCCGGGGTGGGAGCGATTCACACAAATGGACGGCAAACACGTAATAGGCGCTGGTAATTCATATTCAGTCGCTGATACTGGAGGCGTGTCACCGCTGGCAATTAGCCTGTGGACATCCTATAATGGTAGTCACACTGGATATAGTCTCGCAATGCAAAAAAAAGTCACCTATATGTCTGTTCGGTATTCGTCGGATGCCGAGGCAGGTGGGGCATCTGGAAGTCACAGTCACCATGTAACGGCAGACTACGAGGCAGCCTGGCAACAGTTAATATTAATTCGTGCGACAACAGGGAAACAGTCTTTTCCGGCAAATAGTATTGTTTTGTCTGATGAATCATCAGTGGAAGGTTTGTCCATTTGTTATAATGCAAATAAAATGTTACGAAGTGGCGCGGCGATTAGTAATGGCGGCGGGTTATCGAATAAGGCATTTTCTTCGAGTGGTATACATATACACCAACTGGGGAGTGACATGGACGACCTCCCGCCGACGTCTGGGGCAAAAAATACATACAATGGTACTCATAGCCATTCCTACACCTTTACAGTAACTGCAGAAGAAATAAAAAGAGCATACTTAACAGCGTGGACTAAAACATCCGCCTTTGAAGGCGCAACTGGTATGATTGCCATGTGGGAGGGGACGGAAGCTCCTGATGGGTGGAAACTGTGTGATGGAACGAATGGTACTCTGGACTTAAGAGATTATTTTATTATTCTCAGCGATACAACAAATGTCGGAAACCGTTATGATGCAGCAAACCGGATTTATGTTGAAGGCACGGTTGCATCTAATTCATTCACTCACGGCCACGATTCAAGCATAATAAGGGGCTATATTATATCAGCCTATCATTCAAGTGCCAGTTTCGCTCATAATCATACAATATCGTCTGCATGGATAAATTACACGCCGGCATACTATGCACTTACATTTATTCAAAAATTATAGGAGGGCAAAATGTTACTAATCGAAAATAAAATTGTTGTATTACGGGACGGCGAAACAGAAATAGGATTTCCGTCAGTAGATGAGCTTGGCAGGCATCTGCCGGAGGTGAATATATCCAGATGCTACGACTATCGGTATCTTGATTACGAACCAGAGCGCAAAATGCATTTTTATTCGCTTAAAAGTGACGCGCTTGACGCATCACTGGCAAAAGGGCCGATACCCGACCCTGAACTCGACAGGATCGTCGAAAACAGCGCGCTTGCAAAACAGCGCTCTCAAGACCCGTATTATGGCAAATCGTTAAATGAGGCAAAGAACATTGCCAAAAGTTTGGTGACAATGAAAACCCTTGCGGCAATAAATGAAATAGCTCCCGAAATAGACAGATGGAGAATTGAAACTGGACTGCTAGATAAGCAATCGCGAAATGAAAGCATAAGGGCGCTTATTGTTAAACATGATGAGACAGTGACGCGGATTGAATCTGCTTTGTCCATATCAGACGTTCGGGATCAAGAAGGAGGGATATAATGCCAAC